GGAACTAATGCACCTATGTGGCTTATAGCTATGTCCTCTACCTCTCCTCGAGTTATAGGAGGGGTCAGCTTACTTCTTGGACCAGGCCAAATGAAATTAGCATTAGGATTGGACGGGTCAATTAAGTCAGTGTCAAACAAATCAGGATTATAAGTCTCTACAGTGACATTAAAATAGTTATCTTCAGTTGGGTCAATCTTGGTAATCCTACGGAGTTTAATATCTGCAGCAGGACCAATAGCAACTAGATTTCCCTTTTTAGGCTCAACATCCCATCCGCCTGAAAAAACACAAGTGATAACTCTGCCACTAACAGTTGCAACTTCATAAGTATCTATTACTACTTGCTCTGGAGTTGCACCATAACTACGAATATGAATCGCATCACCGACATTAACTTCATCCTCAGCATCTCGATCTACTGTGATGGAATTATAGGCAGGACTGTTTACGACTCGAAATCCTTTGCCCCAGTTAGCCATACGACACTGTAGCCGAATAACATTGCCGAGTTCATATCTAAAACCGCTTTTAGCTATTCTAAATTGGTTTACATTAGTTATAAGATTGATTCGTTCCAAATGATATGCTGCAAGATGTATAGCTGCACCACGAGTTGTGATACCCAGACCTTCCAAACTAACACTATTAGTATATCCGCCTGCATCTGAATTAGAATAACTGGCAGGGACGCTTTCATACCCTTGACGGCTGTCGTCAAAAACTATCTCTACAATGCCTGCCATTTCTTCTTTAATAGTCCATGCGTTCTTCCAAGACTTGGACATTATGGTGTCCATCGTCACTAAATCAGTTACGTCATCAACAATAGCATCCAACCATCCAGATAATTTATCACCTTTCCAATAAATGTGTGCTCGACCTGAGTTGGCAATATCATTAACCAAATCAAAGACTGGAGTAAACTCTTTAACTTGTAGATGACACTCACTTCTCGGCTCTGTACCTCCGTAACCATCATCTATCAAACCAGCTGCGAATACAGACCATTCGTAGAAAAAATCTAAATCTATATACTCTGGATTGAGACCTTCATACCTTGCTATAGCATAAGGTATGCCATCTCCATTTCCAACAATAACAGGTTGTGTTAAAAGATCATAAGCAACCCACGCTCTATTTGCACTATATTCTAATGACAGAGCACCTTCATCATCATATACAGCAATTATCCTGCCTTTACTTACAATCTTAATATCTAAGTCGCCGGATAGTTTGGCAGTAGCAAGAGCAGTAATTCCGATAAGTGCTTTACCTTGTTTTTCAAAAGGAATATCAACTACTTCACGAATAGATCTTACTTGCAAATCGTTTACTAAACGGTCAGCACTATCTTGTAGTAATGTAAATTCATTGTCCTGTTGCAAACCGTTGGTTATCGTAACATAATCAGAAAAAACAAATTTTATAAAATAAGGTGCTGCACTATAAACATTTACATCACCATCAAATACTTCTTCCCACTCACCAGGGCCAGAATGTTCTCTGGTTCTAATCTTATATGGGACACTAAGCGCTCCTCTACCTCCACTTTTTGCTGTGTGAGATACTCCATTAGGTAAAACCATAGTTACTTCAATATCATCGAAGAAATCATTCGGTGTAGTAAAAACCCAAGGTACGTTGTATACTAAAGGATGTTTCACCACATACTCTAACTTAGGAACCTCGAAACCTTCCATGACCGTTTGGTCCATCGTACCTGTACGCTCTTCTACAGTTACACCCTCAAAGTTAGAAGCTGGTTGGTCATTGAAATAAGGTTCATTTTCACCTATTCCTCCAACTGGTCCGTCCCCATGGTCTATCATTAAATAGAGCAATTCTCGGTGGTCTACAATATCAGTCCACTTACACAGAATATTGCCATGGTGCATGGTCTGTCCATAGTTTCTGGCTCTAGGCAATCCTTCTAATTGTGTAGTTTGATCTCGCCAAATTCTACTTTGAATACCTTCTGCAGAGGTAGAATCGTCCTCTGGGACATCCGGAGCTAGTAACTTAGCACCAACCATGGAAGCGGTGACGATGAGCACTATCCAGACAATATCCCAAAAAATAGCTTGTTGAACTATAACTGTTTCTGCTAACATACTAAGCATGTTTATATCCTGTTAAGATTAATTTTTTAACGTGCAGATATATCATCCCTAACAGTAAAACAGGCCAAATGAAATGATAAAAAACTGCTTTAAGTTGCTTACTATCATCCATAATTATCTCCTTTATACACGAGTTACCGAAGGATCTAATCCAAGATCGCCGCCCCAATGCTCAGCGTTATCTTTATCTTTACAATCAGAAAGTAGACCAGTACACGTACCATCTTCACCTGCATACTGACACTCTACGCCCTTAAACAATTCTGGAACGGCATAAGGACAGACTTTACTCGAACCTCTTCTTAGAGGAACCTTTTTAATTAGAGGATCAGGAATACCTAATTGGATTACTATAAAATCAGTATCACTATCCGCCACAAGTATTCTTACATTTCTCTCTAATGGAACAATATGATCTGCTAAGTAGTTCTCATGAATTCTGATTATTCGAACTGTTCCGCCGCCGGCTCCTTCTGTTGCATTGATTTTATCTTCTAGTGTATGATCAGGATCTTGAGCAACTTTAACCATATCTCTCGGAACAGAACCATCTGCTATTAGAGCTGCCAATTTTACCTGAAGATTATTTGCTGTATACGTATTCTCTGCATAAGTAATATCCTTTTTATCTTTCGCAAGATAATCTGTATCGTATCCAGGTATTGCTATCTCAACCGCCCATAAATAAGCACCACCTGAGTATGGGTCAATCATTGACTCTTCAAGTTCTGCAGGTAAAAAATCTAACCATCTCCATATAGCAGCCTGTGTGGTGGTTACAATATCCGCAGAGCCGCCTGTTATTGCAACTTCGTGGACATCTGCTTCTGTGGCAATGACTATATCAGCCGCCACCGCAAGTAAAGAAGTCTGGACAGTATCTAAAGCTGTGGAAAATACTACATCAGCAGACGGGCTTAGTGACATATCCATCTTCATATCATTTATAGCAGTGTTGAAAACTACCGATGCTGAACCGGCGATTAAATACACATACCCAAGGGTCACATTTATAACAGTTGCGATTTCAATAGCAATGTCACCGGCAAGTTTAGCTTCTTCGTGAACATCTACCTCCGTGATAATAGAAACAGAAGCATCCATAGATAGCGTTTGTTCTGATTTTACAGCCGCCCCTGTAATTATTCCAACATCTGCGGAGGAACTTAAAGCAGCTTCTTCATGCACATTTGCCGTTGTCGAAATAATTATGTCTGCACTTGCTGATAATATATCTCCAATATAAGGATACCTTGGGATATATACGGAACTGGGGACTATAACCCGTGGATGGGGATAAACAGCAGTCCCAGTCAATGTACCAGCTTGTCCTGAAATTATATCACGTGGGTCTCGAACTAAATCAGGTGCAAATTTTAATCCATTGAGAATATTTGACGGTGAAAATCCGTCTACCAGCAAAGCAATTTCACCTGCTGAGAGAACTCTGTTCCACCAACCCACATTAGCAAGTTTACCATCGAAAGCAAGGTCATTAAACGTTGCTGCTCCGAAAGTCCATGTCCCTTCGCAGGCAGCAAAAGAACCTACCCCATTTTGTGTCGCTTCATAACCCAGTTCAGAACCATTTTTGAGTATATGTATATTTGCAGCAGTGAGGCTCCCATCCCAAGTACACAATAAATGAAACCATGCTCCTGTTGAAGCAGCCCCATTGACCGTTGTTCTTTTGCAATCGACATCATCAGTTACGGCTAAAAATTGAATACTGCCATCAGAAGTGTGATAAACTATAACACCAAGTGTCTCAGGTACGCCATCGGTATGAATATTAAAGAAGTAGCGTGTTGCATTGGCAACATCAATATACACCCAACAGGAGAAAGTCTGAGCCTGCCCCTGGCCAGACTGGATGCTGGGATATAAAATCTTATTGGCGACAGCAGTAAAATCGCGTGACATTACGTTTCCTTGATTTCAACAAAGACTAATTCTGCATCATCAGTTAAATTATCAGAACCGTTAGCAGCATCCCGTGTTACCTTAAATCTAAAATATTCCCCCTTAGCAACACTATCCATATCAGCACCATCTGTAAAAGTGATGGTACAATAAGATACTTCTCCAGACGCAGAAGCTTCTTGGTCAGTTACAGAATTAACAGCAGCATAAGCTTTACTATCTAAATCGTCCTCATCATTTGTCACTGACTTAAACGCTGCGTCCCAAATACAATTATGCGGAGTAACAGTTGTATCTGTAGCCATCCACCCTAATGTAACAGTTAAACCACCCCCATCATAGTTTCTTGGCATAAAGCTACCAAACTCAGCAGTTTCATTTGTGCTATCATCGAAATCTAATACAGGGATTGCATTACGAGTATCCAGTGTAGCGAAATTTGCTGCCGGAGGCTCATTGTTTAATGCTGTAAAAACGCAAAGCGTATCTCCACTTGCCATAGCTATCTCCTTTTCTTATTAGTCGGCTGAAACGTCAAGGTCGCCTATCGGAATCTTTAACGTAATACCAGCGGCGTTTACTACTCTGGATACAGTTAAGTCGCCGTGAAGTACACAGTTACCACCTGAAACACCGTCCCAAATACCCCAGTGTGTTAAAGCACCGGCTCCAGACGACCACGCCGCAGTTGATTCAGCAAAGGGAATCTCAGTATCATTAGTAATTGTTGCCGGGTCTGCTACTGTTGCCGCTTCCATATCACCAGGTTCTATCAAAGCCCTTTCATAAGAACCCGTACCATCCGGCTCGTCATTTCCACTTGCATCTTCTGTTAGGTCTGCTTCACTAAGGCTCAGATAAACATTACCGGCGAATAACCAATCGAGTATGATTGATCCACCATAGTTTGTTGCACTACCGGCCATATTTGGCCCCCTTTCAAAATTAAACTTTTATAACGGAGAGTACTGAATAAATGTTAATTGTATTCTCCAACGTGTTTCGATTTTATCTAACGACAACTTAGGAGGCACTGCGTAAATAACCTCATAAGTATTATCATCTTGTATGTTGACCCAATTAAAAGGTACATCTTTATATGCCTCATAGTGAGTCATTACAGTATCCTTATCAACCTGCGATACTAAAAATAGTGTATGCTTGAATGTAATAGGCTGAAATGTAAACAACTTGTTAACCACAGGCAGTCCACTCGCTGCGGAAGCTACCTTAACAGCATTTTTATCTGGTGTTTCAGTGTATCCTTTCACTCCAGGTGAACGAGATAGTGTAATTGGAAAATCTGATTCTGCCATAATTTAACCTTGCTTTGCTAAATGTTTAACAGCCCTTATTGTTGGACCATCGTGGGCTAATAACGAGTGAACAATATCGACAACTACCGCACCTGTTACTGGGTCTTGTTCTGTTTCAACCTCCGCAGAAGTATAATTGTTAATTGTAACACCGCCAAATCCCATTTCGTTATTTACACCGGAGTAAACTTCTCCTTTGTGAGCATTTATCAACCCACTTTTCGTTACTTCTCCGCCATGTTGAGCGCTTGGAGCACCAAATACCGCCATAGGATTAGCAGTAGAAGAACCGGCAATATCAACTGTAGTGCCCGGAGCACCACCGCCTCCTCCTCCAGCTGTACCTGTAAGTAATTGCCATACAAATAACATTTGTAATCGAACTATGTATGAAAGGATTTCCTTGATAAACATTCGACCAAACGCTTTCAAATCCAACTCTGCACCCATAAGAGCATCTGCAATAGCATCACTAAATCTATCAAAAGCATTTACTAATATATCACCTAAGTTCTTACCCCAATTAGCAACTTTGTCCATCCAAACTTTAACTGTACCTGCAGTAGCAGCCCATCCTTCAAGATTTTTATCTGCTAATCCATCTAGTTTAAGTTGCTTATCAATATTACGATCTACCAGTGCGAGATAATCCTCCATAAGTTCGTTTTTACGTTCTATGAATTCAAGTTCTGTTTCAAGTTCCTCTACCATAAGTTTGTTTAGTTCAACCTGGTAACGGGCTTTTGCCACTCCCCGTTCTCTTGCTTCAGCAGATTTACCTATATACTCATACTCAAATTCCAAAGCGTTTACCATTTCTTCTGCATTTACAAGAGCCTCATCACTTATTTTCCTCAGACTTTCATAATTAGCAAGTTCTTCTTTTGTTAATTCTTTTGTTTTATATTTAGCCTCATTCAATGCAACTACAGCCGCTGTTTGTCTATCATAAACTTGCCAAAGTTCTTTTTCTGCTGCCACTTTCAACACCGCTTGTTTGCGATAGTATTCTTCAACATTCATAGATGCACCTTGAGGCATTCCTGGAGAAACTCCTGTCCAAGCTTCCGCAATCAAACCTTTTATATCTAATATTTCTCTGAGCTTCGTTATTACGAGATCATAATCTACTTCTTTTCCAACCTTTGGTGGTTCAAGACCTAGTATTTTATCCAAAAACTTTGAAGGCGCCCGTATAACCTTCCCAACATCACTTTCTCGTAAGTATTCTGAAGTTAAAGCATCTTGGATACTTGGAAGAGCAAGCTTAAAGCCTTCAAAAAAAGCTTGACCAGCGGCTACACCAACTATCAAGAATGTCTCTACAACAGCCCCAGATATTTTAGCTAAAGCTTCCATTCCAGCTGGAAAATCAACAGATAGGAGGTATATCAAATCCGAGATCTTCTTGTAAACCTTATCAAGTCTTTCCGCCCAAACATCAGCCCAATCAATAACTTCTTTCTGATTATCTTTCAACCAATCTCGCAACGCTATTCCGATATCAGTAACAGTGCCTTTGAACTTTTCACCTACACCGATTCCAGTTTCTTTTATCAAACTCCAAAGTGAACGGAAAACATTTGTTGAACTATTCAAAGTTCGTTGCATATCTCCTTGAGCTTTAGTTGTTTGTTCTAACAGAACCAAATGACGAACCTGTAGTTTTTCTAACTGTGTAAGTATTCCAGTACCATCACCAAAAGCATTATTTATAGCCCACTGCTTGATAGTTGTTTCATCTATAAGAATACCTAAATCCTTAAGAGGTCTAGACATTCCAACAATACCAGAACGTATTTTACTAAAAGCTTCTGCAGGTTTAAGATTGTAAAACGATGCCATATCGTAAGATAACTTAGTTAAACTTGTTGCCATATCATAAGCAGCTTCAGCTCCTAATCCCATACTCTCAAACATCACATTGAATGTTCCTACGTTTTTTCGAATCTCATACGCATTAATCATGAGTGCATCGGATAGTTCTTCTGACCATGCTCGAGTAGCATCTGCCATTTTGCCCATTGAAACTGTGAATAAGTTCTCTGATTCTTCTGCATCCATCGCCATTTTAACGGCAGCAGTTCCAACAGCTAATAGACCGACCACAGCCCACTTTGCAGCTTTTGCTATTCTTTTGAATACCGCTCTAACTGCTGTACCCATCCTCTTAAAAGCTTTTGTCATCGCTTTAGTCGATAGCACAACTTTCTTTTTAACTTTAGCAAGTTGTGCATACAGTTTACTGGCATCAACCTCAAGGACTACTGCTGCTGTTAAATAGTTAATCATAATACACTTCCCACTTCCTGCTCGATGCTCCAAAGCAACAAGATCGTATCAAACATTTGCTCATCTTCATTGTAAAATTTTAGTATAGAACTTACTGCATGAAGATTTAATCCTACTACAGTGCCGTCCATTCCCGCTCGAAGTTTTTGATTACGACATAGAACGTAGAGCTTCCATGCTCTACGATTCTCTATGTCTAACTCAACATAACAGGTTGGGCACGGTGGCTCTTTGCCACTTCCTAAATATAGTTCTACACAGTCGTCTCCGCAGATTTTTCCTCTTCCGCTGAGCCGCCATCGAGCGAACCTTTCAAGTTTTTTGCTCGGGCCGCCTCAATGGTCTTATTCTCATCAACCAACTTTTCTATACTCTCTCCAATAAATGTTCGGAAATCTGTAATTAGCATCATCTTTTCGATGTTATCATAGTTGCATTCTAGTTCCACACCATCAAGACTGATTCCTTTCCAATCCATGATGAACTTCCGCAAACTTAATTTTGCAGAAAGTTCTATATCTACTCTTTCCGTCTCATATCTTTGTCCTCTGTGATAATCTACATCAGTTGATTGTTTAGTAAGTACTTTAATAGAATCGTACTCGTCGATTGTTGGTTTGCGTAGAAGTACACCATCGGGTCCACCTTTAATAGGATGGAACCAAGTACCTTCATCTTTTGTCTTAAATTCTAACATAATGTTGAGCCTTTCTTTCTAAATAATAATATGCTTTTAATAACATCTCTGAATCATCTGAAAAAGAACCTAATCCAAAGTTACATTTTGTACAAAGTAAACCTCTTGCTTTATTAGTTTTGTGATCGTGGTCTACACTCAAACGATAAACAGTTCCATCGGACTTTTTCTTCGTTTCTGGTTTACCACAAATGGCACAGAGGCCTTCTTGTCTTTTAACTAATATCTTGTGAATTTCATCCGATAGCATTAATTTTCCATGCCAAAGATGAAAGTGCAGACTTGTGCCGCCTTTCCAATTACCATTATTTTCACGTGTCTGTGCTTCTGATTGTCTTTTAGACATAACATCTCCCTCATAAAAAGGGAAAGTTCCAGGTAGATGAGGGTCTACCCAGAAACCTTCCATTTAAGATCTACTAGTTTACGATACAGTAACAGTCATATCTTTACCATACTTCTTACTGGTATCAGCAAGTAGTGCAACTGCTCGATAATGATATTCTGTTGCATCCGCCAAACCTGAAATATCATTATCAAAGTTACCTACAGCATCCATAGGTGTTGACGACCCACTGGTATCAGAACCATAACTATCTGAGAGACCATACTCAAAGTAACAGTCAATATCCTCAGTTTCTTCGCCAAATGATAGCAATTTGCCCCATAAAGTTACTGAACAATTATCTCCAGAACCAAAAGTTTCATCGATAGAACCAACAGTAGCAACAGAAACAACTGTTGAAGAACCTACCTGTTCCAATTCACCATTGACGTGTCCCGTAAAGCTGAATGAACCAACTCCACTGGCATCCACACCAATATTATTAACATTTGTGATAATAATCTCGCCACCGCTTTTGACTCGCTGATAAATACCATTATCATAGTCAGTGTATAGTCTCAAGTCGCAGTTTGCTCCATTGTCAAAGTAAGTCTTAAGTAACTTCTGACCAGGGTCTGAATCTACAAGATAATTACCGTTTCCAGCAATATCTCCTCCAACTTTTCGGAGCGCTTTCTGCTTGATGTAATCTTCAGTAGGATCTAACTCATCAATATCGTGCATATTGCGAGTCTCGCCGCTGTATGTCCATGTAACCAATCCAGCGACTTTAACGTCTCCAATATACACAGGACCTTTATATCCGGCTTTCAAACTCATAATTTAACCTTTCAATTTATTTGAATTTTTATTCTATAAGTAATATCATAAACCCATCTGCCTTCTATTCTGAGCAGATTTGCAGGCTCTCGCACAAGCGAAATGGTTTCGTGTCCTGCGATAACTAAATCAAAAAAGTCAAATGCAGCTTTTAATGCTACAAATGCTTCTGTTATTTCTCCAGCATTACTCGATTCACTGAATAACCTAACTTGGATGAGAACATCTTCAAAGTTCTCTGAGAATGTCCAATCAGGAACATTGCTTGGCAAACTGAATGTTCCATATGGAAATACTGCATCTTCTCTCGCTTCTGTATTGTAAAACTCAGTTATCTTATCGTGCAATGTAGTCGTCTCAAAACGAGCATAGAGAGCATCAAATAATGGGGATACAGTTTCTACTAATATCGGTACTGGCCAAAAATATCTTGGAAAATATCCATTCATTATGTTCCATCCAATACTATAACTGTTCGATTTCCGTTTTTATCTACAGTAGCGACTATTCTGTTTTTACCATCCGCTACATCTCGGAATGATAATGTATCAGAACCTCCACCAGTAGATAATCCAGCTAAAACAGATAAAAGTAGTCTCATTATAGCTGTTTTAGATAATGTACCTTCAACTATTACTGGATCATATTCTGCTTCTCCAACAGGAACAGCACCTTCAAGGGCAATAATAATATCCCCTGGTTGAATAGTAGCACAATCTCCAATATATAAATTTCCGGTGGCATTTTCAGTAAGACTGATACCAGTTTCTCTTACAGAACCGTCTGGTTGAAACACATTAGCTGTCAATGTTCTACCAGTAACATAAGAAGTATGAATTTCATTTGCCATAACTTATTCCTTAAACATGCCTTGCATGGCTGTTATCAACCCAACCTGTTCCAGTTAGAAATACAAGAGTCCATCCGCCATATTCTGTATCTAAAGTTTCATCCGAACCTCTATGAAGAAATATTTTCTCTGTTGCACTCCCATCATTGTGAAGCAGAGTTATCGTATGGGCCGAATTACATTGTTTGACAAGGTGTAGCACCTGTCCTGGTATTCCACCAGACAGACCAGCAATAATTAAATCATTACTGGAGCAATTCAAAAAAACTACGTCTAATCCCGTGACATCTAAATCATAGATGGTCCCAACACTTCCATATACATCGGTTACACGCTGTCTTTTATGAGTATGTGTAAGCATAGTTTAACCTTCAAAAGCTTTCTTAATAAATGGTATATTTCCATGTAATGCTGGACGTAAATACGGTGAATCTGATTCAATCTTCGGAGCATACTCCAATGGAGAACCAACAACTAATTTATTTTCACTTACTTCACCATCAATACTACGTTGTAAGTTTCCCGACACTACTGGAACATTTTCTTTAGCAGAATTTACAATCACTGGTTTAATCTTTTCCAATGTTTTAGTAACTTTAGATGAAACAGCTGCAAGAACTCCTTTTGTATTATCAGTTATTTTCATGTTACCTTCTTTAATCCAATTACTAATAACGTACCTAGGTTATTAAAATCAACGACATCAACGATTTCATAATTCTTACTGTTGTAAGAAATAAGATCTGACTCAACGATTGTGATGCCAGCCGGCACACGGCAACGGAGAACAGCATCGAGAAAATGAGTTTTTTTATCAAATTTCATCTTCTCTCTACCACTCGTCCATTTTATGTCGCAAGGCATACTATTTACAATAGTTACAGGTGTTTTAGAAATTCCTAAAGCCCCGGTGGTTATAGTATTTCTAATAACGTCTACCGTAAGATTATAAACTGAAAAAGCATTCGTGTGACCTTGTGCCTCAATTTCAGAACCACCAACAGATATTTTGAAAGACATAGAATCACGCCTCATAAAAAATAAAATGAGGCCGACGCAAGGCCAGCCTCATCGTTAACTTACACATACTGGCCTCTTATTACTGCCATAGGACGAGTGCAAACACAAAGTGGATTACTCTGCGTTTCAATCTCGATACCTTTATCAAACTTCATTACTGCAGTTTTGGCGTAATACTGAATACCGAGGGTATTTGCGGCCTCAACATAATCTGCCGGAGCAAAATACGTTTTGAACAAATCAGGAACACCTACTGGGAAGAAGAACGCATTACCCGGAGCACCTGCAGCTACTGTTGGAATAAATGCTGTCGTACCAACACTACCTGTATACTCTTCGAAGACGATACCGCAATACTCAAATCCTGCTCGCATATCACTACGGGCAAGAGCACCATGATTCCATAAAGCATAAGCTGCTACAACACCGGCCTCATTAACAAGCAGGTCGAAGAAAGTGGAATTGCAGAAACAATGAATATGGTCATACAACTGTGCACCAAGATTCGCTTCCATAGCTCGTTTCACTGCCTTACAAGAATCTTTAATAGACGGTGTAGCAGCAGTAAAATCAAATTCAATAACATCTGGTGTACATTCAAACTCTTCCCACAGATTATGTACCACTGTGGTTCCGTTAGCATCTAACACGATACCTTGGATTGCACCTAAACGATGGTATTCCAAAGTTAGATCATGATCTCGCCGCATACCGGCGATTTTCTCATCTACTAACTGTGCAACAGTTTGCTTCTCATTTTCACTTCCAAATGCACGAACCCCTTGTACATCATCTGCCATAACAGTGGCAAGCTTCTGTAAATGCGGACATCGCAATGTTCTCAATGTTCGCTTTTCCGGAGTATGAATCACACCCGGAGTACCTCTCGCACTTGTTGGAATTAGCGAGATTACTTTATCCTTTTCTTCAATGGCAACATCTACAGACTTTACGCCCTTTGTACTAAAGATGCCCATCTTTTCAATGCGTGTAGGCGTGGCAGGAATCCGATTAATTGCATCGGTCAGTTCCACACACCTATAAGCACTGTCTCTAAAAATGTCTAACATTTTTATTATCCTTTCAAATACTTAAACTTAGTTTACGCCCTTGGCAAACCGGTTGTTGATACTGTAGCCTGTGGACGACACTGTATTCCTACTGCTTCAAGAGCGGTAACAAGATCCGCAAGCGTACCAGCACTTCTATGCAACTGATCTTGATTCACAATCGAAGGTCCACGCACTAAACATGGTCTTCGCAGTGATTCACCATCACCATTTTTTAACTCCCAAAGACTAACTGGAGCAAGCAAAACACGAGTAACACTAGCAGCAGTCAACGTATTACTATTCGTTGTTAATTCACCAGCAGTCGTAGTTGCAATTGTAATCGTTGCCTCAGCAGCACCAGCAGTCAGCAATAATCTCGTATCAAAGATAAGATCCGCGGGATTACCAAGCGTGTTCAACCAGGTAAACGTGTTAGTGCTCACCATCGAGTCACCACCAACGTTTGCAAAGATGATATCGCCCGCAGTTCCACCAGCTCTGACAACTGCTAAGTCGAGTGCCGTGTTAATCTGGGCAACAGTGGCATCCCAAGCGATTGATGCTGTCGTATGACCTTTGACTGTGATTGTAAATGTACCACTTGCCGAAGCAGCAGCCATCGTTACGGTCTGGACAGCAGGTACCGCAGCAGCTTCTGCTCCCATACCTTCGCCAATATCGTAACCTTCTGTTGCGGCGAGTACACGAGTAATTTCAAACTGTTCACGACAATATTCTAATGGCTCTTCCATTACCAATACGTCGCCTAAAACTTTTCCTTCGGATATTGAATCCATTTTTGTAACCTTTCTAATTTAATTGTTATTGTTAATCTTTCAGGCCGGCAGCTTTTCTTCGTTTGTCAACCAACTTCGCAAGTTCACTCTTCTGATCTACACGAGCATTAGACAATTCCAAATTCTGAACACCGGTAATACCGTTCAGCTTGACAGCCTTATTCTGCACTAGTATATCATGCCAGAAATCAAAACCATCATCACCTTTAGACATCGATAATGTTAATGATCCTGTCTCAACATACTTGGCAGTGATTGCATCCTTAACCGCAGGTATAATAATTCCTGTCTGGAGCAACATATCCAACTGTTGTGCTCGCTGTCTACTCAGCATCTTCACTACAACTGCTGAATTCGAACTCGACTTATTTGATAACTCAATACCTTCTGTCTTCACAACAAGAGGATTCTTCATGAGTTTCTCTACCTCTGACGCGACCAACTCTTCAGTTGGAGCATCGTTGGACAGGCCAAGGGCTTTCGCAATTTTCTCGACAAATTTCATATTTACATCTCCAATACTTAAACTCAAAACTTCAAAATTTTCTAGACCACCAATAACGGGGTCTACGCATAATGCTACATGTGTAATAGGACAATTGTACACATTGCCCTTACCATCCATTTTCTTACCAACCACCATACCAATACTGACATCTGTAGTAAGTGCTAATTTGGGATCTACTAGTCCCATTATTCCAAATAAGCTGTTGCCCTCAACCACCATATTGGTCACCCAACCCTGATTATCTTCTGGACTATCCGTCCAATCATGATTAAGTGTAATAGGAACCTTATTGCCATTTTTGATATAGAGATCGAATGTCCTTGCAAAGTGAGCTAATACAACTGGTGTAACCTCGAATGGTTGGCCATCTGCAGGATGTATATATTTACCAACTTTGATAAGCTCCTTACGATACTGTGTCAAGCCTCCATTATTCAATCCTAGGTTTGAGGCCGGCAAAGTTTGTAGTTGCAATATAACGTTCTTATGATTGCTCATCGGCTACCTCCTTTTCTTCAGGTTTAACACCCTCATTTATGGGAATATCTAATTCTTCTTTAAGTGCATTAGTATCAACGGTAACACCGTCTGTTGGAACTAACGCCAAGTACAACTTACGTAAAAACTCTGACTGTAAATCAACCAGTGGAGCAGCTACGAGACGAACCTTTCCCACCATCTGTGGACCAAAGTTCAACAGTAGAAGTTGGTCAACTGCCTGTTCGTTAACTATTTGAGTAATTGTACGATCAATCATTTGCATACTGGTTACAGCCAAACCAATATGTTCACCAGCTTCTGCCTTGGTACCGTGCATACCTTCCAGCATACTACGTTCAGGTAAAATAAGACCGCGTATCTTAAGAGAATCAAGATACTTCAATCTATCACCAAATGCTGCCTGTCCACTACCTTCAGTCTCAATTAACTCTACCTGCCAAGTATAAAGCTGTGTAATGTCTGCACGATTCAGTTCTTGAACAAATTCAGCTACCGTACTTGGAATAACTATACTACCACTGCTAATCAACGAACCAAGCATCTCCATTGCCATATCATAATTATCAGTAGTTACGTTATCAATTGTAGTGTTACCTACCGGATATCTTATCACCCAATGTGCACCAGCTAATTTTAGGTCATATCGTTCTGCACCATCATTGCAAGCATCCCACATTGTTTGTGCAGCACGTACATTCTCCAGTAATGGATAACCATAAAGATTTCCAGCCTCAACATCGAAATTAACAAGAAAACTATTTTCATAAGGTACGTCAATATATTGACCACCTAAAGGAGTTTGTCTGAATCCTGCAAAGTGACCACGAGGGTCTACCAGAATAGATGTCATATCTACTAATAGTTCCTTAAACTCGGAGATGATAAGACGACCATCTTTAACTGTAAATATCTTCTCAAATGGTGCAAAGCCATAATCAATTCGTCCATAGCTTACTGCCGACTGTATTAACTTTGCTCTCAATGGCAAAAATATTTTCTTGATAAATTCCTCAACTTCATCACTTACACCCTCATCCTTCTCAACTCCCCAAGAACCTGACTGTATGCCATTGACAAGTAGCCCTCGACCTAATGCTACAGTGGGATCTTTCCTCAATGCCCGGAGTTCTGTAAATGTCCCCATATCTGTAATACTACGATGGAGTTTCCCGTCATAAGTCAGATACCCTACTTGTTGTGTACCTGTTATTTCACTTGTTGGGATGTTCGAATCAACCACGCGCACCTCCTACATTTATTATACCAACGGACGTTTTTCCTACTGGACGAGCTAACCTCAAAGGCCACAGCTTCCAAAGTATATATCCAAGTGCATCAGTACTGTGTCCTATATCACCTGAATCATCTGGCGCTCTCGTTCCAGGTTTGTAAGATCTAACCTTTAAGTCACGAATCAAGTGTGTACATTTTGGATCTATAAATACATGCCTTTGTCCATCACCACTACAAATCCTAGTGTTGGTTACTGCAAATCTATCTGTCACTAATGGATTTGATCTATCGTAATGAAAAGTACTCCCCATCTCTTTTAGTTTCTGATTACTTGCAAGCTGAACATAATCAGTCGTTGTAGCACTTGTCTTACGTGCTCTACTTGAAGCATCACCATAAAACTCCCATCCGCCTTTATGATTAGCATAACGACTTGTGAGTATCTTCAATGTATTTTCAGTATTAGCATTACGAATAAACAATTCGTCAAACACTTCCAATGTTTCACCTTTTCTATGGCCTAGTACCCAGCACATAGGATCAACATTGTAATCAGAACCTACTATTATCGCGTTGCCGGGATTGTAAGTGCAATGTCGAACGTTGTATTCTTTATCAAAAGCATAAAAGATTCCGCCACTTGTGTTTAGCCATTTCGCGTTAAACTGTTCCTCGAAAGTTCTTTCGTCCATTGACTTCCGTGCAAGTTCTACCTCTTCTTCTGGCAATACTCCTGAAGAAGGCCAAGAGAATCCAGTTGAATCAGGAAGTTCACCAGCTATAGCTGCTTCATACTTTTCTCGGTACTCTACTGCACCTACACCAAATCGTTTGCAAACTCCCGTAAACCAACACCATCCATGTCTAGTTACTAATGTACCAAGAATACTATGTTCCCAAGTTCCTGGCTTGATATCACTAGATTCATCTATTACACCACCATCTAAAATTCTTCCTTCAATTCGCTGTGGTTGATCAAGGCCTACCACAAATAATTCACTACCGAAGATGGTTCTAATTGTCAACTCGCTTTTGGACACATCAGAAAGCCACCACGGCGGAATTAGATGTAGTATTCGTTGCCAAGCAATATTTTTCGCTTGTTTGAATGTCGGTGCCGCATAAAAGTATCTCGGGTCAGGCCAAGGCTTTGGTTTCTCCAGTGCCTTCACCAATTTTCTCATTGACAGTTCCGTCTTGCCACTTCGTCATTGCCTCCCGCAGGGGATGTAGACGAAACGTTTTTTACATCTCCATAGAGAGGCTTGCTCCTTATGATAGCGTAGTTGAGGCCACGGCTCGAACATTATGAATGTTTCTCCAAATACAATCTCGCGTTAACAACAAATTCTATATCTTCAAGATACCCAAGTTTCCAGTTACATTGATTACATAACAACCCTCTTACTTCACCGGTTCTATGATCATGATCCGTAATCAATCTTTTAAGACTATGTTGATTATGGCAAGTTTCTTCTTTACCACAAATACCACATACCTCACCGTATCTCTCAACCAGTATTTTATAAACTTTATCTTTTTGAACTTGTTTACCATCGAGTATCAGGTAGGATTTGAATACTCCGCCTGATTTCTTCACTAGAGTTTTCATCAGAGAAGCTTTCTTATTAGCTACGTGCTCAGCCGTTTGTTTGTAACCTTTCCTAGTTCCTGACTGTGATCGACCTTTAGAAGCTTTGCTTATCTTTCTTCTACGTGCTGCCTCTTTAACTGGATCTTTACACGCTCCCATCTTTCATTTCTCCTTCTAATTATGTTGAGTTATTGTTTAGTATGGCCTCTAAGCCATCGTTGTAGATTTCATCAATTTTATCAGATTTAGCCTTGTACTCCTCCAATAAAGCTCTTATAGCTTCTTTTCTTTCTCTCAGGAGCACTTTAGCTTCTTCTGTCTCTAATGCCTCAATGAGATTCATTTCATTTCTCCTTTTCTGTTGAGTTTTCTGGATTCTCACTCGATGTAAGATTATCCATATCTTCCACTATTTCCCGAGGACTCCGATTCGCCCAATCTCCTTCTGTTGGAACTACAGCTTCTTCCTTAATTCTCTTATCAGCTGTTATCTTCCTCAGTAAAGCAAGGGCTAATGTAGGATTAGAATACGATTTCTCTGTCAAATGCTCTATGATAGTTTTCCCTTTACCAACACTCTTCTTCGCCTTCTTAAAGGCTTTTGCTATAGATTCAGGTGTATAATCCTTTAGTAACTTTTCAAGTTTCTCGGCATCAGTCTTCTTTTTATTTTTACTGCCTTGTTTCCTTCCGCCTTCTCCCTTCTTGAATGCCATAATAACACCTAAACCTACACTTTACCAGATTTATACCGTTTTCTCCTATTTAACCTCGGATTCTCTATCATTATCACTTAAAACTTACCGATTTTCACTTAAATTCTACCAAACCATCACACGAATTATCTTATATGTATACGTTTCAACATTCTTATGTTTTATCCGCCAGCTGCTTTTCTCTCTTTTATCTGAAGAGCTTCGTCCACCATAAAATCTTCTACTATATTATCAGTATTTTGAGGAATACTACCAGCCACTTCCTTTACAACTACAGTATATTCGAAGTGCCCTTCTGGAAGTCCATAAGGAATTATAATTGGAAACTGTCCCAAGGAGCCGTTCTCCACCAAAGCTATTCCAGAATCCACTGGATCTGGAGATGCCTCCATTGCCTCTGTTACTGCATTCCAAATATACCCAGTTTTCTTATTAGTAATCTGAATATAGTATGAACTACCTGAATGTCCTTCAGCCTCAAAAATTACAGTTAGTTGAAAACCTGCCATTTCACTTCTCCTTTTCTAATTTCAATTGTTTCTTCGGTTCTTTCCACACTTTTACAAATGATTTTACCATGATACCTATCACACCCAAGATAAATATCAGGATAACTGTGGCTCCTCCTGCCAAAATTAGTTCCCATAGCGTAAAAATTAAACTTCTTAACATTTCATCTCCTTTGTAAATTATGTTGAGTTTATCTACTAACTACAATTAGTAAAATTCCTACTGTAAAATTCATAGCACCTACTATTCCAGCTGTTAAACACAGAAGAGTAATTTTTCTATGTAAACTCAGATGATTGTTAAAATTCTTTATGAGCTCCTTCAACAATACATGAGTCTCTAGAAGCAAATCATGGTCACTTGGTTCCATACTATTAGCGCTCCTTATAATATACTACTTCCTATTTCTTTCTTCTTTTAGTAATTCCAGTGCCCGCGTTAAATTTCTTCGTGTCGCCTCTAAATCAAACTGCTGATACAATACAGAAACTCTCAGATAGTTAATCAAGTCCTCAGTAGTTCCAACAAAATGGCCTGGCCAAGATACTCCCAGTATTTCCTGTAGCTCAAATATTTCTTTAATCGTCATCGCCATCTCTAACTTCTCTGTTAGGCAGCCTGTCACAGTGCCATCCTTAAAATATCGTCCAAAGGTAATCTTAACCGCCGACTGTTCCGCCGAGTGTTGTTCATATTCTGTCGATGGGAGACGAATCTAACGTTTCCGCGTTGGTACCCTCGATTATTATCAATTCTGTCAATATCCAAATTCTCTATCAACTCAAACTTCGAGATATGTAGTTCATTTACAACGTAATCGTAGAAATCTGCGAACGATAAGAACATGTTCTGGATTCCTCTTCCCCCATAATTATGAAAATCCTTGTGATTTGGCTCCGTACATCGTGCATTCAAATCATGATATTTTTGACTCAACCTACATTTTAATGTTCTCGCCCTTTTTGCACTGTAAGCTCTACTTCTTGCTCTTTGTTCCTCTGTAAGATTCTGTTTCGTTTTCATTTGTCCACCTTTTCTTTATAAGTTCCACCTTAATTCCCCTGTAAAAAGGGGAAGGGACGACCTACACCAGCCGTCCCACACAATGTAATATAATTTCTAATGTAACCTCCGATTTACTGAATTGAAGAATTAGTTTATATTAAAGGATAAAAGGTGCATTTTCGCCTTCAAAATGCACATATACTTGGATTACTATCTTTAATACTTTACTATAGTATTTACTTTAATATTACGTATCGATTTAAATCGATGGGGTCATCGATATATATCGAAGGGGTCATCGATTTAAATCGATGGGGTCATCGATTATAATCGAATACCCGGAAACCTTAATTTAAGGTTTTCACCAGCTGTTTTTCGATAAGAAATATGTGTCGCGAGATACCAGATTCATACTCAAGTTTAATGTGACAAGTAGCCTCTAGTGCTGATATCCAACCTGAAATTGTTTCCCTTTTTACTCCATACAATTTGGCAAAATACTGATTACTCGCCCAACAGTAGCCTTCTTTGTTACACAAGGCTGAAATTTCCCCGTATAGAAGCTTCTGAGAAGGAGTAAGAGCAAGATCATATCGTACGTGTGCAGGAATTACTGCATAAAACGCCGGGCTGCTCTCTGTGATTTGTTCGTTGTTCATTGTTTCCACCATTCTTCCACCTTTATTAAAAATGACACTGTCGACCGGTGGATAGCCGACAGTATCGAAGTGCGTTTGAAGATATGCCTATCTTCTCTCACTATAATTATACGTATAATATCATGAAGTCTTGTAAATTCTACAACTTTATTCGATACCCGAAATTCGAAAACTGTGGTAACTACTTAAGTCATATGGAGTTACATTTTCGCCGAATTTTCGCCCTATCTCCCGGGTACAATACTATAACTATAGTCCTACCCGTTCACTATTAGAACGTAGTTGAAAATGTTCTTGACTCACCGTATTATACATTCTTATACTACAAGTGATTCTATCATATAAAAAATGGTCGGAGTAACTTGATAAATAATTTGTAAGGGTGTTTTTGGCAAATATTTATGCGTTCAACTCCGACCATCCACATTCATATACGCCAGATGTATCTGACAGATTCGCTTAATAAACTGTCCCTCCACGTATAGTAACATAAACACAATACACAACTCACCTAATCTTAGGTTCAAGTGTGATACCAACGAACCGGGTGAATTTTATGAAAATTTTGTTGACAAACTTTTACTTGAGTGCCTATTCTTAACCTGTGTTTCATAGAGTATTCTGTAAAATTATACCCATCTCACTATTTTATCCATGGCAGAGGCTGCTAGGCGGCTTCTTAGAGTGAATAAACACCATACTACTTCCCTTTGTGCTCTAACAGGGACTCGTCAATATCAAATGCTTCTATAGGCCCGTGAGTACCGGTGACGGATATTATGTAAATATCTATATCATATTGCTTATTACCTGCTCCTGGTTGATCAATCGACATAATATTTGGATGGGCTGCCTCCCCAGCATCACAAGAAAAGTTATTTTCAGCAATCGTTGTGCCATCACGTTGAATACGTATTTTTCCCAATATAGCCCGATATGACCAAGGAGGTAAAGGTTCTTGGCTATAAACTCCACAGGATGAGGCAGATATTATAACACGCGCCTCACTTGGGATAGTTAGGGACATGATCTCTATCCAAGAACCAACATGAACTATTTCATCGGCATTATGTCCTGTAATCTCTATATGACCTGCATTGGCCGCTAATTTAGTAGTTCCAACAGACAAGTTATCTATTTTTGCAGTCTTAACTTGTAGATTTCCTATCTTGGCGTCAGTTACTGCAAGATCATCAATCTTTGCAGAAGTAATTGCAGCATCAGCAATTTGAGCATACTCAGCGGTAATTGTCCCAGCTTGAATTAGTGCACCATAAATGGAACTAAATATTTCAGTTGGAACAGCAACCCCAGCATTATTATGACATAAGAAAAACTTACCGGTTCCTATAGAATCCGCAAAGGTATTTGTAGCATTGAACACTGTGGGATCAGAAATGTCCCAGTAAATGAATTCTGCGGATGTACTATTTTCAGATATTAGATACATAACTCCTTTATACTGGAGTATTATGTCATCTTCAGCGTCTGTTTCAGACCATGAAATAAAACCACCAGATGGATCATTATCACCCCAGGTTACATTGGATAATTCTAATTTGTTAAAATTAGGAACTAATGCACCTATGTGGCTTATAGCTATGTCCTCTACCTCTCCTCGAGTTATAGGAGGGGTCAGCTTACTTCTTGGACCAGGCCAAATGAAATTAGCATTAGGATTGGACGGGTCAATTAAGAAAGCTGAC